CAAAGAGGTTGTTTCTGGCAACAGAATAAACATAATATGCTTTTTAAGTGAAAGGAGAAACCATGAAGATTAAAATTATAAAGGCAGTAGTTAAACTGCTTGGGTATGAATGGGGCGGAGACAGCCTTAATTTGCCATACTGGACAGTAAAAGAAAAGAAAAAAAAATAATGGCTCTTTACGAATATGACTGTATGCCTTGTGCACAAAGATATACCAAGGAGAGATCTATCAAAGAGGACGATCCTGGGTATAAATGTGAGACTTGCAATACACCTTTAGTTCGTGTATACTCTAATGTAGGAGCAGTTTTTAATGGTAGTGGATTTTATTCCACTGATAATAGAAAGCGGTAGTATACTATGAACATGACTATAGAAACCACAGAAGAAGTAAAAGAGTGGGTACTAAAAGCAACAGATAGGTGTGATTCTTGTGCAGCAGAGGCCTTGGTTCAAGTAACTGGCATTAATGGAGACTTGCTTTTCTGCGGTCACCACTATAATAAGATTATGGACAACCCAGAAACCTATAAAAAGATGATGTCTTTTATGTTAACTGTTGTTGATGAAAGAGATAAACTTATTGAAAATAAGGCAAAGGGTAAAGACTACTAGTGATTATTCAGATTATTGGCCTACCTGGTTCTGGTAAAACAGAATTAGCAAAGGCCCTAAAAGAGCGTATTAATGCTATTCATCTAAATGCAGATGAGGTTCGTGCAACCGTAAATTCAGATTTAGGATTTAGTTCTGAAGACAGGATTGAGCAAGCACGACGCATGGGTGACATGGCAAGACTTATTGCTAAGCAGGGTGTAGCACCAGTAATTGTAGATTTTGTATGTCCAACAGAAATAACTCGTGCAGCGTTTGGTAAACCAGATATTTTGGTATGGGTAGACCGAATTAAGCAGGGTAGGTTTGAAGACACTAATAAGATCTGGGAAGACCCAGATAACTTTGATGCAAGAATTCCTGCAGATTATACAGTAGAACAAGAAGCAGACTATATAATTAAAAAGTTTAACCTACACGATTGGTCTGCACCTACAACTCTTATGCTGGGTAGATACCAGCCCTGGCATGAAGGCCACCACGCCCTTTACAAAGAAGCAGGTAAGAGAACAGAACAAGTCCTATTAGGAGTCCGCAATACCTATAATACAAGCGAAAAGGATCCTCTTAAGTTCGATCAGGTAAAAGAATATATTGCGAAGGACGACTTTATGGACGGGGCATTAGTGCTAAGACTACCAAACATTACCAATATTGTATATGGTCGTGATGTAGGATATAAGATTGAGCAAGTAGATTTAGGTGCAGATATTCATGCTATTTCTGCTACGCAAAAGCGTAAGGAAATGGGTATATAAAATGTTAGAAAATGGTATTGCAGTCATTGTTTCTTTTATAGTTGCTGCTCTTGCTGTTTACTTTGTTGACAAAAAATGGGGCGGATCTGATGAAAGTAACCAAGGCTAGGTCATTTGCAAAAGCACTTAGTTATAGAATATGGGGAACACTATCTTCATTTGCTGTAGCATATGTGATTACAGGTAACGCATCTTTATCTGGAGCAATTGCCTTTTGGGAAACGGTAGTTAAAATATTTATCTACTACGCACATGAGCGTGGATGGAACTATATACAATGGGGGAGAAAATAATGTATGAGTACTATGTAAGAAAAGTAGAGAATGTAGTAGATGGAGATACCATTGACGTTCTTATTGATTTAGGGTTTGATATTTTATTTCAATCCCGTGTGAGATTGGCTGGTATTGATACCCCTGAGTCTCGCACAAAAGATCTTAAAGAGAAGGCTCTTGGTCTTGAGTCTAAAGAGTACCTAAAGAAGGCTTTAAAAGATGCTAAGTCTGTTGTTATAAAGACAGAAAAGATGGATTCATCTGAGAAGTATGGTCGCATTTTAGGCTGGGTATACATTAATGGTGACACAGTATCTTTAAATGATATGATGATCAATGATGGTTATGCCTGGGGGTATATGGGAGACACCAAGGTCAAGGATTTTGAAGCACTCAAAAAGGCTAGAGCAAAGTCAGGTAAGTAATTTGAATTTTAAAGATGAAGATGACGCTATAGATCAGTTGATACTTTCAGGTGCACTGGAGGTTGCTGGCATAGACATTGATACTGGAGAGCCTATGTATAACTTTACAGAAAAGTTAATCGATGTTAGTCCAGAGTTACATAAAGATATTTCTTTATATTTTTCTCGTGAAACTATGGCTCTATGGAGCGATGGATTTTTAAATATGGATGTGACAGAAAAAAATCCTATGGTAACCCTTACAAAAAAGGCACTGGATGATGAAGAGGTATTAAAACTAAGCAAAGAAAGTCAAAGAACTCTAAAAGAAATAATTAGAGTTATTTTTTCAGATAGGTAGTATAATTGTTATGGAGGAACTATGGAGTATTTTCTTGGATCTGCAATAACAATGATAGCCATGTTTATAACAACAAGGCTTATTTCTTTTAATAAGGTTAGTACTAAAATAGATATTCCAAGGTACAGTCAAAGCCATATTCATATGCTAATACTTCCTTTGCTTCCAGAAATAAAAAAATATAAAAAGAAAATGATTACTCAGTCTAGTAAGCACGAAGAAAAAACAAATATAAAGGTTGTTATTGTAGACAACAAGGCATATTTTATAAAGAATGGAACCTTTTACTGTGCAGATATGCACGGTACTGAGATAGATGGAGCCAATGCAACATTAGTTGACACAATGGCTATGGATAAGGTACAATTAGATAAGATGTTATTTATAATGGATCAACTTAGAGATGGGAAGAAAAATGATAGTGGGGATTCAGGGAACCAGTAGTTTTAATGACTACCAGGTTTTTCTTAGAGCCATGGCAGTAACGATGTCTTCTTTGAAAGAGGATGATCCGTATTTTTATATTTACTCTGCAGGACCAGCAAATATTAATTTAATGGCCATGGAGTTTACAAACCTTTCTGAACGTGGGTTGAAGTCTCGTGGAAAGAGCATCAAGTACAAACCTGTACCACCTTCATGGATATCAGAAAATATTTCAGATGTAAACTACTTTGCTTTCTTAAGCAAAGAAAAAGAACAGGTTTCTAAACTTGTTGATGAAGCAAAAAATAATAATGTCGAATACGGCATTTTCCGATACTAACAGAAAGAAAACAATGCAAATTAAATCATTAGAACAAATGGAAAAGATTGTTAATTCAAACAAGTCTCTACTGTGGGATGGGTGGACAGTAGTAAACTCTTATCCTTCTGAGAAGGGTAGAACAGCCCCACAGGGGGCATTTGTAGATGGTAAGTGGCACCTACAGCGTCGTTTCGTACCTTCTAAGAATGGATGGGATATACCAGACAAGTTTGTGAGTTAATATGCCAAAGCACAAATGGAAAGATGAAGCAGTGTGTTTGGACTATGATACAAACTTATTTTTTGAAAAGTACGAAGATGATGAGTTGCTAAGACCAGCAATAGATAAACTATGTTCTACATGTCCAGTATCAAAAATGTGTTTTGCTGTTGGAGTTTCTCAAAAAGAGTGGGGAATTTGGGGTGGTGTTTACCTTGAGGGTGGACAGATATCTAAAGAATTTTCTAAGCATAAGTCTAAAACAGACTGGGCAAATACTTGGCAAAGACTAACAACGGAGCAATGATATGTATACAGATTCAATGAGACGAGCATTTCGATCACTTAGAGGGCCAAAAGGTTTTGAACTTCAAATAATAGATCACGATAACTTCTTGACTGTAAAAGCAAGTGAGAAGCAGTTTATGAGTCTTTCTGGAGAAGAAAGAAAGCAGGCTGTAGAGTACATGATTCGTGCAAAAAAAGCATTAGAAGATAATGGAGCAATAGTTTTGTTGGTTAGAGAAGGTGGAAAAGAAGTATGATTGAGTTTATAGCATTTACTTTATTTATTATATTATTTTTTATGTTAGTGTTTAAAAATATACAGTTAAGAATAAAACTTTCTTCAACAACTGTAGAACTTTTAAAAGCGCATGTAGATAAAACTATCATATCTGAGAAGTTATCCGAATTATCTGATAAAAAAAATAAACTGGCAGACCCCTCTTCAGAGGCATTTTTAAAGTTTGTTTCAGACTCTAGGGACTGGGCATATCAATATATTGATGATGTCCAGAAGTCATTAGATAAGTTTATTACTGATGTTGAGCCATCAATACTCTACTTTGATACCTATGGAGACCTTATGGGAGCAGAGCCAAATTACAACTCAATGAAGAAGATTTCTGGGGCATATAAAGAACTAAAGAAACTGCTACCAGAAGACTATGATAGAATAGTATAGTGATCGTACTCAAACATACAAAGAATCTTAACCTATTTATATGTGAAGAAGAATTGTGTGAGGACGAAAGTACACAGGTTTGGGCAAGTTCTGAAAGCAGAATTGTTGATCTGTGTGATTTACATTATAGTCAAGCAACAAACATCCTATAGGAGGAAAAAAATGAACGAACAGATTAAAGCAGTACTAGCGTCATACGGAAGATCAGTTCTTGGTGCAGCAACCGCATTGTATGCATCTGGAGTGACAGATCCACAGACACTAGCGTACTCACTACTTGGAGCACTTGTGCCCGTTGTATTGAGAGCAGCCAACCCTTCAGACACAGCATTCGGAAGAATGCCTTCAGTTGAAGAGGTTGATGCAGCAGTTAAGTCTGCAAAGGTAGTTAAGAAGGCTCCTGCAAAGAAGAAGACCGCAGCGAAGAAGTAAAACAAATAGACTAACAGGCTTGTTATTTGACAGGCCTGTTTTTCTATGCTATAATATTAATGCCTGCCCAATAGGGGGGTAAATTAACTTATTCGCTTGAAAGGGGAATAAAATGGTAAACAAACTAACTATGGATCTATTCAATGATCCTTTTTTTATTGGCTTTAATAGAGATTTAGGCCGATTAAATACAGCATACAAAACAAACTCACAGTCATACCCTCCGTATGATCTTATTAAACTGAACGATGATACATATCGAATCTCACTGGCTATTGCTGGATTTGCCAAGGAAGATATTGATGTATCAGTAGACAATGGAACACTTATAATTAAGGGTGAGATTGTAGAAGTAACAGATGCAGAGGTAGTACATAAAGGTATTGCAGGGCGAAAGTTTGTAAAATCTTTTGCTTTGGGTGAGTATATGGAAGTAACCTCAGCAGAACTAAAGGATGGAATGCTTCATATTAACATTGATCGCATTGTTCCTGAAGAAAAGAAACCAAAATCTATTAAAATTAAGTAGTATAATAGATAACATTCCGCTATAAGACTTAATAGGTTTTACAACGGATGCTCCTATGAGTGGAGAGTTAGCGGGAGTCGAACCTTCGTGGCTAATAGACCTGAGCAGTCGTCTATAAACTGCTCATTTACTATGCTACAATATAATTGTCCCACACAGGACCTTAGAGATGGAATAGTTACCCATTAGATAGAGACCGTGGCGCAAGTCAGGTGAATTGCTTGTGTGGGACCTAATATTTTGCGGTATACTTAGAGCAATGACTGACAAAGAGTTGGACCATTATAATAAGCAGCAGTATAAGAAGATGCTTGCTAAGATAAAAGAAGATTCTGGCTGTGTAGACTGTGGAATTAATAACCATATAATTCTAGATTTTGACCACATAAGAGATAAAAAATATAATGTTTCAAGGATGATCCATGATGGTTTTTCATGGAAGGCCATCAAAAAAGAGATCGAAAAGTGTGAGGTGGTTTGTGCCAACTGCCACAGAATAAGAACTCATAATAGACTAAACG